CTCCGATTGAATTTCCTCCTGAATTAGTGAAGAAAGCTGGTGATGACTATGCTGATTTGATGATTGCTAAGTGTAAACCTGTAAGACCTGTATCTATATGGACAGAGAAAGAGGCTATTTTTGGTAATTCATTAATTGGTGTAGAAGCAATGCCTTTGGATACAAGTGAGGGTTATCCTCTTTCAAGTATGAGACCTAGAAACAGTAAAGGTAAAGGATGGTTATTTCCTGTAATTCGTAGGAACACTGCTGGTGAAGTAGAGTACTATGAAATGCGTCCAGAATTACGAAAGTTACTGGATATCAACGCTGAAATGCGAAGAAGGAAAATCAAACCATTTACTGTGTTTGTTGATTGTTTGAAGGATGAAACACTCCCACTGCGTAAATGTGTGAAGAAGGGTGGAACGCGAATATTTTCTATGTCACCTGTGCAATTTACAATTCAATCGCGTCAATACTTAGGTGATTGGGTGTTGGCTCATACGAAGCATCGCGATAAAGTTGAACATGCTATTGGAATTAATGTTAATTCCTCTGAATGGACAGAACTTTTGAGAGAAGCAAATCGTAAGGGAAAGCATCATGTTGCCGGAGATCATGGAAAGTTTGGACCGAGATGTCAATCTGCTGTGGCACGTGCATTGTTTGATGGAATTAAAAGGTGGTATAAGGAAAATGGTGCTACACAGGAGCATCTTGATGTGATAGATATTATGGCTGAAGAGTTGATTAATTCAACACATCTTTGCTTTAATTTATTATATCAGGTGTTATGTGGAATAGTGTCAGGTTCATTATTTACTGCTAATTTTAATTCTGGATGCAATAGCATTTATCACAGAATTGGCTGGTTAGAACTTACTGGATATCCTACTTTTGCTGAATGGTATGAAAAAGTATATCTTGTGACTTATGGAGATGATGGTAATGCAGGAGTGCATCCTAGTGTATCGGATAAGTTCAACGTTAAAACGTTGCATGAGTTTTTCAAGAAATACAATATGGAATATACTGATGTGCATAAAAATGTACCGGACGATATTGAACCTTATTGTGCTATTGAAAATTCTACTTTTTTGAAACACGAATGGAAACCTCATCCTAAGAAACATGGATATTACCTTGCAGCATTAGATAAAACTAGTATTGAGGGACAATTGAATTGGATTTCTGCTGATGGAGACAGTATGGAAAATACAAAAACTAACTGTATTAGTGCTCTTCGCCAAGCTTTTGGGCATGGAGAAGAATATTATAACAGTTTGACGGAAAAGATAAAACGTGCGCTAGCAAAGCATGGAGAACATTTTATTTACAAATCTTGGGGGGACTTGTATTTAGACCTGGAGGGCGACTTTTATAGTTGCACTCATTAGAGCAGGCCTGGGTACACGTGAAGCCAAGATTTTATGCTATATATTTGGGAATTTTAAATTATTTAGGTTAATTTTAACGCAACATTATTATGATTTATGCGGATGTCGAGCTCTAAATCGAGCCCCCGTAATCATAACGTGGAATCTCACACGCATAACGAGATAGTTAGAAACGCTTTAAA